TGATTTCATTGCCAAAGCAAATGGAGTTATTGGTCCTTTTTTAATATTAAAAGGAAGTGATTGAAGTGGCCAAAGTACACTTTCAGATTTATGCATTTTACCATAGCGATGTGTATATTCTTGGCACAATGAATACATATGTTGCCATAACCATCTATAATTAGAATCGGTTTCGCGACACCATATTGAACATGGATGATTGAAATGAACAGCCTTATAATAAATTAATTCAGCTTCATAATCATCTAGTTCATAGTATTTAACCATTGTCTTACCAGACTTTGAAGGGCGTTTAGTTGCTACACCGTCTAGCATTCGATGAGCTGTGGAGAGCATTTGTGCGCTCTCCACTATCATCTTTACTACGTGTTTATCACACTGCAATTGTGCAGCGATTTCTGGATCTTTATCCAATACAAATATATTCATAATAAATATTATACATCAAAAATTTGTAAAAGTAAATCCTTATATTAAACCATTTACAGCAAATGGTAAAACGACAATACTAGTAGTAATCATACAAACTGATACTATTTCTAAAATAATTGCGAAACAGTCGCGCTTGCGCATTCCTGCTATAGTCATTTTCATTTTTTTCTCCTAATCCCTCGTGAGGATTTTAATTCGAAAGGTTATCTTCGGTAAAAGATAACCAGATTTATAAATAATGCCATACCGATTGACATATTACAAAGTACTACAAAATGTAATTCTGGATAGTTCTTTGGATTATAAGGAAGAACTATCAAAACCCCACTTAGCTTATGCAGCTAAGGCGTAAACGTCATCATTTGCGTTTATTTTTTGTTGCTTCTTTGGCCAAGAATTCTCAACCATACGGCTTTAGCATTGCCGATTCTCCACGTGCCTTCGGTCGTCTGTCGAATCCAAAACAGCCCCATCAAAAACACACTGTTGCTCGAGGTTGCGACCCTCTCTAGACTTACTGACGCCTAAACGTACTCAGTGTGCTTTTGGTGGAGCTGCGGGGAGTTGAACCCCGGTCCAAACTTCTTAATACACGCTTCAACGAATTTTTTTTTATGTTACTATATATACGTTTTTGTTACTTAAAGAAACAATATTAATCATCAAACGTATAATAAAATACTTTACCGTTATAATTAAATCCAACAGTTTCACCGCGCTGTTCTTGATATGGTTCTTCCCAACATCTTTTTCTACGATCTGAATTACGACCAATGTTTTGTCCAATCATAGCACCAGCAATTGTAGCAGCAGTTTTACCATGACCACCACCAATCTGGTGACCAGCAATGCCACCTATCACACCACCAATTAAAGCACCAGATCCATTTGTTTCTATGCTGTCAGATACTTCACATACTCGCTGATAAACTGTAACATAACGTGGGGTTACAGATATTACACTTACTTGATCATCAGCTAATACTATTGATGGAATTAATAAAATAGGTAAAAGAAATATTTTCTTCATTTTTATCTCTTATGAATTAAAAATAGGTATTTTAGGAAAGGCAATATTTTTACAATTATCACAAATATGTTCATTTGATGAATTATATTTGTTATGCTCGCATGCTCCATTCTGTCGAATAAAGTGCCTTACTCTTTTTAATTTTGAATTTGCCTCAAGCTTTTGAATCCATGTCATCTTAGAATCTCCACTAATTATTTATGCCCCTTTAATTTTTATCAGAAAAACTTAGTTTCCGCTAATCATATTATAGATTTCTTTCCAGTTATTAGCAACTGGAATATCCTGTACATGAGAATTGTACGGGTGTTTCATTAAAACTGGATTTAATCCAAGTTGTTTACCAACATCAGCATTTTTAATTTTATCTTCAATCCACCAACATTCAGATTCTTCATATGCTTTTAAAGCATCATCTTTATCATCACCACACCCAAGGCAAACAATCTTTTCGAAAGCAGTCTTGCCAAAGAGATTTTGTAAATTCTGAGTACGAAGTTTTGCAGAATGTGGATTATCGCTTAAACTAGTAATACAATGAAAAATGTATCCTTCTTCTTCATGAAGCTTTTTTACATACTTAATCGCATCCCTTAACGGAGAAAGATAACCAATAGTAGATGATTCATTAAAATGAGAAACCATTTCTTTCATCTTATCTCTAACTATATTATATCTTACATCCATCTTATAGGATACAGGATCTTTAACTTCAACTTTATATTTCTTTTTTAACCAACCATCGAAAGAATATAGCCAATCAACTAATACTCCATCGCAATCGACTAATATTATTTTATCTTTCATTTTATATTAAACCCTATTATAAACATATACGTCATACATTGTGGCATTCTTTAAACCACCTTTGGGATTTCCACCCCAGTCGTAACCATTAATTGGTTTACGCCCACATACACGAACGCGATGTTTTCGTGTATTATTCTTATTCATGATACTCACCACTTTACGAAGTACATTCAATGTTTGCATATCAACGGCAGACATTGGATCTAAAGTAGCAACATAATTACGAGATACACGAGTCATACTATACTCCTTCATTAATATTCCAATTAAGAGTTGGTTGAGCTTGACAATCGATTTCATTAACAACGATCTTAGCATTACGCATTACAGATTTAGCAAGAGTGCTAGCTAAGTTAATGTCACAGTCTTCTATGGCAGCATTAAGCTGTTTTACACAATTATTAAGACCACGAACTACAGCGTGAAGATCATTATTCAAATTTAAATTATTCATTTTTTTACATGCTCCAGTATGCTTCAGAAGAAGGTGAGCAGTAACGAGGAGTGTCGGAACGTTCCATATATTTCTCACCAGACATTAAGTTAGTTTTTTCAACCATCTTTACAATTTCATTTTCAAACTCTTCAAGAGAGGCTACTGCATAAACACTATCATATTTTTTATTCATGGCTGTACATGAAATAGAAGCACCACGCTTACTTTCGAAGCTTTGTTTATCAGAATGAGTATTTACATTATATACGATATATGTCATACGCTATTACCTTTTTGTTAATTTGTAGTAATATTCTACTATATGTTTTCGTAAATGTACAATTTTTGTTTTCCTTTAAAATCAATAACTTAGAAGAAAAGTAATATAAGTTATTGATTTGTATACGAAAAAAAGATTTCCTTATAAATCAATAACTTATAAAAAAAGGAGGCTTTTTGCCTCCTTTTTTGGTACTTTAACCCCCTTGACCCCTATATTTTTTATAGGATCTACGTTTGTGTTTATTCATAGTTGAAGTTTTAATATTTTTCCTCCCCTGTGAAGTCTTCTTATACGTAGGTTCTTTTTGAAGTTTATTTCCCAATGCACCTTTCGCTTTTGCTACCATACTATGTCTCCATTATTAAGATTGATAATTAAAATTTTCCTCCATTTCTTCTATCTTAGAACACAAAAAAAGTAAACGCTTTTTTATAACATAAGCTCTTTCTAAATCTCCTCTCTTTTCCATTTTACGAATAAAGTATTCGAGTTCTCTAGAATCACGTTTTAATCTTTCAATCTGTGGTCCATGCATCATACAAATAACATCTCCTTGTAATTGAAATGGAATAACCCTTTGTAATTATCCTCCTTTGCTGTTTATAAAAAGTAAAAAAGGGTTTTGAGCTGACACCCAAAACCCTTCTATTAGTTGAAAATTAATTTCTTCACAAAATTATTTATAACTTTATAAGTTCTGGGAATGCCGTTTTTACTAAATCTTTATTGATATTTTGATAAAGCTCATGCAATAATTTATCTTTCATTGCAATAACTATTTTAGCTTCATCCGGATGAACTGCTTCTAGTATTTCAATAAACATCCTTTCTCTTTTAAAAGCTGGTAATGTCTGTCCTGGACCACCTTTTATAAAATATGCAAATGCCTTTGATTTATGCTGAATGCTCGAACGCGTATATCCTTCAGGAGCATCATCAGCTTTATATGGCGGACTACCTTCTGGTAAAATAAATTCTAGTGATGCATCAAAGGATCCACGTAATATATTTCTTAGTGCTAAAGAATTATGTTCTTTTAATAGAGCAACCCTATCTTTATCTTCTTTTGCTTCATTTACTTTCTTTAATACTTCGTGTATATAGAGTGACATTATAAAAATTCTCCTACGCATTCAATTAACATTTTACAGCGATTCTTAATTAGATAATTTAAGACTTTACTAGAATGAGAAACATTTATATTTCTATATGTTGATATTATTAATTCTTTTAAATTTTCTGGTGTACTTCTTAAATCAATAAGTTTCTTATTCCGGCAATAATTACGATAGACTTCGTCTCCCATTGAGAAAGTATCATAATACATTTCTATTCTTTTCTTTGTCATAGGTGCTTGGCGAAGACCATCAACAAAGGTATTATCAGGACTTAGAACGTTTGGTATACCATCTCCTGAATCTCCGCGAAGTATATGCTCGACCAAGTATCTATTTGGATCTTCATTTTCAACAAATTTTTTATTCATTGGTGAAAACTGTCTTACATTTTCAAATCTGTGAAGTTGAATAAAATCTTTATCAGCAGATACGATCATTACTGGCTCATGACTACCAAATTCTTGAGTGTAAAATACAAGCGAACCAATAATATCATCTGCTTCACAGCGATCGATATGGAGTACTTTATAAGGAAAGTTATCACGAAGATCTTCACGGATTTGGTTAATGATACGAAATATCTCATTCCAATCCATATCAGAACTTTCACGAGATTCTTTTCTTTTAAATTTATATTCAGGAAATACTTCTTTACGCCAAGAGCGAGAATCACAAGCAATAACTATTTGCCCGTATTTCTCCTTAAATTTTGCATTATACATGCGTATAGAATTAAGAATCATATGACGAATAAGATCTTCATTCGTTCCTAATTTTTGCGCTATAACGTTTGAAAGTGCTATTCCGTTGTAATCTATAATAATCATAAAATATACCTGTTCACATATATAACATATTATACAACGTTTTTCGAGATATGTAAACCTTTTAAATGCGCTTTTCTTACTTTTACTTGAATCCAGGCATTATAATAATCGTCTCGTAAAATAGCATTTCTTTCAATTTGCTCTTTTAATTCTAAATAAGCACATTCTGCTTTTGTTTTACATATATGTAATATAGTTCTTTTAAAGCAATCCATTCCTAGATTTTGTACATCATTCTTTAATTCTTCATTAGAACCGTAATATTCTTTCCAATCAGACTCAGCTTTATATCTTTTCTTTTTCTTTTTTACTTGACGGGTCTTCATAGACCAAAAGAATTTTTTTCCAATATATTTCTTACCAGTCTTTAAGTTTTCAATTAAGTATACAAAACCATATATTTCTTTAGGATCTAAATTTTCAGGTTCGTATATTTTATCTTCTAATAACCATTGATTCATACATAGCCCATTTTATACCTTTATGGACTATGTATAATACTTTATGAGACATAGTCCATAAAGTCATCTTGATATAAATCTTCTTCATTCGCGTGTGAACAAAAAGGACAAAATGCTGGTTCTTCTTCAAAAATATTTTCATCACGAGTAACCATATATTCACAGCTACAATTAATACAAAAATGCTCTGTAGTTTTTTTAGACATATTATTCTTTACCCCATACGTCTGACCAATTACCTGTTAATGCTCCACGCGCATAATCAGTTGCGCGGTTTTCGAAAAAGTTTGTATGAGTAGGAGCATTAATCATTTCTTCTACCCATAATAGTGGATTTTTCTTTACTTTAAAAATACCTTTTAATCCAAGAGAGATTAAACGTCGATCTGCAATATAGCGGATATATTTCTTTACATCTTCAGGAGTTAAATCTTCCATTGGTCCAATAGCAAAGGCTAAGTCAATAAACTTGTCTTCTAGCTCAACCATCCTTTCAGCAATTGTATATATTGCTGATTTAAGATCATCATTCCATATACTAATATTCTCTTCAACGTATGTACGAAATACTTTAATCATAGATTCAGCATGCATTGTTTCATCAACAATAGACCAAGTAACAATCTGTCCCATACCCTTCATTTTACCATGACGTGGAAAGTTCAGCAACATAATAAAAGAGGAGAATAACTGCATACCTTCAGTGAATGCTGAAAACGCAGCAATGTTTGTAGCTACTGACTCTTTTGTACCATTTGCTTTTGATAAATCTGTAAAGTAATCATGCTTATCTCGCATAGCTTCATATTCAAGGAATTCATTATATGTTGATTCTGGCATACCAAGAGTTTCAATAAGATGAGAATAAGCAGCAACATGTAAAGCTTCTCTTGCTGCAAATCCAGCAAGCATCATACGTACTTCTGGTTGTTTAAAATATGGAAGATAGTTATTAACATAACCACCTGCCACATCAATATCGCCTTGAGTAAAGAAACGAAAAATATTAGTAAGGAAAGCTTTTTCCTCATGTGTTAATTTGTTTTTCCAATCTTTTACATCATCAATCATCGGTACTTCAGTGTGTAACCAGTGTGATTGTTCATGTTTTAACCATGCTTCATAAGCCCATGGATAATTAAAAGGTTTAAAATACGATCTTTCTTCGGTTAAATTTTTCATTATCCCTCACACGCTAAACATGTTGAATCTTCTATTAATGCTGTCATATCTGCTTCTTTAATAATTTCTCTTTCGATACGTCGTGATACTTTATCAGCCTTACCTATTTTTTCAGAACGGCAGTAATAAAGTGTTTTTAGTCCTGTTTTCCAAGCAAGGAAATGAACAAGATGTAGGTATTTAATATTAACATCTGGCCTAAAGAATAAATTTAAAGATTGAGCTTGGTCAATAAAAGTCTGTCGTTTAGCCGCGTGATCTATCAGCCACCGTTGATCGATTTCCATCGATGTTTTAAACACGTCTTTTTCTTCTTGTGATAAGAAATTAAGATGTTGTGCTGAACCATCGTTAGAAATTACCGACGACCAAATTTCATCGTACTCACCTTTTGCTTCATTATTATCCAATTTGAGTTTAATAAGATTATCCAAATACTTATTTTTGTTGAGATACGCTCCACTAAGTGTGTCCTGACGATAAGCATTTGCGCGAAAAGGTTCAATACTTGGTGAAGTGTTACCCATAATAATAGAACTAGAAGCGTTAGGTGCGATAGCCATAACATGACTAAACCTTCTTCCTGTGCCAGCTGCATCAGGCGCCTCTCCTCGCTCACTGCCGAGTTCCAAATTTGCTTCATCTAATTTACCTCTTATATGTCTAAACATTCTCATATTTGCACTTGTTGCTTGCCACGATTCCCATGCAATCATATTCTTTTGCAAATAAGCATGAAAGCCAAGTGCTCCGATACCAATACTTCTTTCACGCATTGCAGAGAACTTAGCACGTGCAACTTGATCAGGAGCATTATCAATAAAATGTTGTAATACATTATCAAGCATTTCAGCCATATCTTTGAGGAAATGTGAATTCTTACTCCATGAATCGTAATACTCAAGATTAACTGATGATAAACAACATACAGCTGTTCTTTCATTATCTGTTGGAAGAATAATTTCAGAACAAAGATTTGATTGATGAACTTTAAGT